GAACCATCAGCCAAAGATTGAGCTAATTCCTCTTTTCTTTGACGTATGTTCTTATATAAATACTCTGCTAATTTAATTCCGTCCACACTTATTTTCCTCTACCTTGTGATATTCTTAAACTTTTTACATGTTTATAATAAAAATAATTACCAATTTTATTAAAGCATTTTGCTAAAGTTAACCAGTGCCACATCATTTCTTTTTGCCATTTTTTAATACGCTTTTTAAAATTTTAGCTTGCGCTGCATGTGTTTTACTAGCTTTTTGCAACCCTTTCATAACTTTTTTAACTTTTCTCTTCATTTAGTTAGTCCTTTCTGCTTTTCATATGTTCTGAGTCCTCCGATGCCGAGCATGCCACCGAGAACAGTTAAAAGTGTACCCATGTCAAATTCAGGCAGCTCTGGCAGCTCTGCTCCAGCAAAACTTGCACCGAATATAATTAGATCTTTTACGATAAAATGATAAGCAAAAGCAATCGCACAGACCCATCCAACAGCAGGTCGCCAGCCGCCCTTAAATATAGAACCACTTGCGGCTTCTGCTTTGTTTATCTCTAACTGAGCAAGCAACGCTTCCTGCGCATGTTTTTCAGACATCGTGGCTATCTCGTGGGCGAGCTTCGCCTTCTGATCTGCGTCAGGTATAAATTTATCCAGTAGACCTGTTACTGGGCCTATCAGTGCTTGTAACATTATTATCTCCCTTATGTTCGTGACCCATCCAAATACCGAAAACGCCTGTCATAACGCCCATGACAACCGATACGAAAGCGGATTGACTAGCAGTTGGTGAATCCAATGCCATGAACCATTCTGCACATCTCCAGGACATGATTGTACTTACTAGCATCATCAGTCTCGGAAGGATTTTCCATTTCAAAAACGTCTCTACATTCATTTCATCAACAACTCATTCAAACCAAAACCCTCTAATAAGATAAGGGTAAAAAACAATAATAAAATTCCACCTGCTATTAACTTACCAGAAAAATTTGTAGAGCCAATCTTTATTGCAACAAATTCATTACTTAAAATTCTTAAAGATAGCTCAAAACTATTCTCATCAATTTTTACGCTTATTGGTTTTTTCTTTTCTTCTGTCATCAATAAACCCTCACTTTCTTGGGATCAACTTTAGGAATTAATTTACAAATACAATCATATACTTGTTCTTCATTATTTTTCATAAACACTTGATTGCTAAGTTTTTTTTCAAATCTCAGACAATCATTTATGTTACGAAAATATATTGCGCCTTCCTTTACTAAAAATCCGTTTAAAGTGCAGTATAGCATAAATGCGGTCAATCTTTAATACTCCTTAAACTTTCCATCACTTTGTCTATATCGGGTTCAGTTCCGTTAGGATCATAGATACATTTATACTTTTTTGGACACCAAGTTTCTATCATCATAGTAAATGTTTTATTTCCACCCTCATAAATACAAGCTCTTTTGCTAGTATACTTTGACGTAATTCTTTTCTTTAGTCTACAAGTTGTGTACTTTTTTTCTTTAATTTTACCCTGCCATACCTTTTGTTTGTATGTGTAATCTTTTGGTGCGTTATATATTTTTGCATCAGCTCGTGCTTGTTTCATCCAAATACCTGCAACTAATACACAAAACCCACCAATTATAGCAATTACAATGAACCAAGTTATAGCTTCGCCTATTTGTCTTCTTAACTGTTGTTGTTTATAAATAGTCTCTTGACGTTGCTTTCTTATTTGACCTTCCATTTTGAGCAAATCATCGTAGGCTTGAGGCCCATATGTCATGTTTAGAAAAATCTTGAGTTCATACCTTTGTTCCTCAAGTTTCTTCTTGGCTGCATAAGCAGAGAGAGCTGCCTCTTCAATAGATCCAGCTTTAAAAATTTTACCAAACAAGGGAGGATTTTTGGCTTGTTTTTCGGCATTATCAACATCAGATACAGCTCCCATCCAACGCCCAATATCTCCAGACATCTGCTCTATATCACGACCTACTGAAAATCCTTTTTTTATTGCGTCAAATGCTTTTGACGCTACGCCCATTGCTAGTGATATAGTTACTGGATCTATTAGATAACTCCATTAAAAAACGCCCTCAAACCTTTGTGGTCTTGCTATCTTTGAGAACTTTGTTATTATTTTTGGTTTGTTTTTTGGCTTTTGTCTTTTTCTTTGGTTTATCTTCTTTTGTATTTTGTTCCGTTTTTGATTCGACATTTTCTGTAATCTCTTTTTCAATTTTTTGATTTTTATTATTAAACATGTCTACTGAAATAAAAGAAGATTCCATGTCCTCTTTTATTTGTTTTAATATTCTTCTTTGTCTCTTTTTTTCTTTTTCTTGTGCAATCATTCCTGCACGAACTGAACTAACCATTTTATTTCCTTCCCATAGCATTCATAGCTGCTATATCTCTTTGAGTTTGTATTCTATCTTGAGCAATTTCTTCTTGTTGCTGAAGACGTTTATTGTCAATTAATGTATCATTTGACTCCTTTTGCATCTCCATCTCAGCCTTTTTATTAAATTGTTCGGCTTTCTGTTGTATTTCAGAACCACGAAGGGCTAATTCTTGCTTTCTTAAACTAACAAGAGGATCTTCCTGTGGTGGAGGTGTAAGTGCTTGTGCATATTGTTCTTGCACTTCGGCTGCAATATCTGCTGATCTTGATGCAATTTGATCTGCAATTTGTTTTTGCATATTAGGATCTTGTTGCATCATCACTTGTTGCTCTGGTGGTATTGATGCCATAACTTCCTGTTGTGCAGTTATTTCAGACATCATAGCTATATGCTCAGATATATGACCCTGTAGTGTCATAAGTATTGAAGCATTTGATTGTGCTACAGGAGTAGATATCATAGCTAAATGAGCTGATATATGCGCTTGATGATTTTGTTCAGGAAAAGCCTGTAGTCTTGCTCCTCTAAGTGCCTCTTGATTTTCTTTTGCTGGGTTCATGGGCATTGGTTGTGGGGGAGGTTGCAACACTTGGTCTATGTTAGTAACACCTAACGCTTCATACATCTTACGATAGGCTTGATACATACCATTCTGCCCATGAATTTCTGGATTACTTTGAGCTAATTGTAATTGTGTTTGTGCTAAAGCAATGCGTTGTGACATAGAAAATATGTTAGGATCAGAAACTGGTAATATATCTATTCGATCATCAAAATCAGTTTGTTTTATTTCTGGTGGCGCACCTGGCACTTGGTAAGGGTACATTGGAACGCCCATAGAAAAAACACGAGCTAATAACTTAAATTCTATCTTCTGCGAATAATGAAGACGTTTATGAATAGCTGACATAACCTTCGTGCCACGCTCCATGATAGCCATAGTTGTGCCAACAGGAGCGTTGCCTTGCATCTCACCAACTTTCATATCAGCCATAGATGCAAAACGTCTGCCAGAATCAATTAATGTTCCCATGAGAGAGTATAATGTCTGTGATGGTTCTTTAAATGGTAGTGGCATAATAGCTTGTCTTAGATCACCACCAACCATATCTACATCTCTAAATTCGCCAGGATTAAGAGGTGTTTCATCATCTCTTATTCTAGCTCCTCTAGCCTTAAAACCTGCTGGAAGATTAGACAGTGTACCAGCATCTATCAATTGTCTAAGTATTGATGTTGAAGCTCTGGAAAGACCACCTATTGTATGAGTAAGCCCAAAGCCATAAAAGCCAAGACCAGGTAGGAACTTATAATGCACAAAATAAGGCACTTTCCTACGGAGCGGATCGCTTTCATTGAAATTCCTTTTGATTGATAAGACATCCCCAGTGTCCTCCATGATTGTGACAATATAGGGCATCTTCAATCCTGTCGGTTCACCATCAGCTCCAATATCTTCAAACCCCTCAATATCCAGATCTGTGTGAACTTCATAAATCAGCATCTCCTCATTTTGAGAAGAGCTACTCGTAATACCCTCTATGTCATTTATTGTATCCTTCACATCATTCGTGCCATCTGAATCAGCACCAGAACTAGGAAGGTCTATATCTTTGTAAAATCCTGATAATTGTAATTTTTTAATTTCGTTTTTGTCCATACGAATACAATGAGTAACTCTTGTTGCAGTTGCTAAATCTGTTGCGCTGTATGGAACAATTAAGTCTTCAGAATGCACAAACTTACTCACCGCTCTTTGCATTGTTGGATCAAAGTAAACTTTTTTAAATGCTGAACCTACGATTGGAAGATAAAACAACATCTGATCTAATTCAGGATCATATTCTTCCATCTCATAGGTTATTTGATAATTCATATAATTTTTAACACGCTCTGCTTGAGCTGATGTCTCTGGAGTTTCTGCTCCAATAATTGAAGTCTTGACAGGCCCTCCAGCAGGCAACATTTCACGATATGCCTGTGCTTGAAACTGTGTAACGGATTCAGCTAACAGTGGATGCACTATACCAGACGCACCCTCAAAAGGCTCTGATCTGTCTTCATAACTCATCCCAAGAAGTTCTAATCCGCCTTTGTACTGTTCTTCCCAATCACTTCTTGAGTTAATGTCATCTTCTATATTGCCTATGATCTCATTGGATATTTCTGACAATATATTTTCGTCAATATGTTCTGCTAAGTTTGCATCGAAAGGAATAGCTATTGGAGCTTCTGCTTCTACTTCCATTTCACCAACGATAGCTGATCCATCATCTAATTCTGTCACACCTTCTACCAAAGCCTCTGGAGGTAGTTTAACTAAATTAGCTTCTAATTCTGGAGCTACAGAATCCGCTATGCCATTTACATTTTCAATCGCCATTTTAAATCCTATCTAATAGAGAATCCACCACCTCTTAATGCTGCACCCATGCCACGACATCCCATTTTGCCACCTTTGACATTACCACCAGCACCATATTTTTCAACTTTACCACCCATTTCCATCATAGCAAAATCTTCACCAGATATTTTACCATCTTTGTTTTTATCTAGTTTTACTTGACCACCTATTAAACCACCAACTTTTTTGCTTTTTACATTTTTCATGTTTTCTTGATTTATTTTAGCAACTTTTTTACTAAACTCTTTATTTAAAGACTCTGTTTTATCTGCTCTAAATGGATCTTTCTTTTTAAGATTCTTTGGTCTCATTTTCGGCTTTGGTATATTGCCACCTTCTTGCTTTTTAACTGGCTTTTCAAATAAACCACTATCAATGCCTACTTTTCTCATAATTCTATCCATTTCTTTCATAGATATTGAACCACCAATTTTTCCTTTTCTTGATTTACTAACTTCCTCTCTTAATTTATCACCAACACTACCACCACCTTGCATTTCTTTAGCTTTTACTTTTTTTATTGCTTCCATTAGTCCGCCTCCTCTCATTTTTCTTATTACTCCACCAAATTTTTTACCAAATATATCATTAAAAGATTTTTCAAATGAATCAGCTATCTTTTTAGTTTGATCTTTTGATAGTCCTGAACCTTTACCAAATACAGTGCCTTGTTCTTCTATTTCTCTGATGGCTGCCTCTAACTCTTCTTCACTTAACTTTCTACCACCACTTTGCATTTTTTGTATTACTTTACCACCGAATCTAGCTTTCATAATATCATTCCTTTGTATTCCAAATGCTCCAGGCTTTTGAATGTTGAATTGTTGTTTTTTAACTCTTGCTATTTTAGGTTTCTTAGCTCTTTTCTTTAACAATGCTAAATCTCTGGCAGATTGATTATCCAAAGCCATAGCCATTTTCACTCCAGATGAAGCATCTTTTTTCTTTTTATCAGCCATTATTTTATTCCTTTGAATTTACCACCACGACCTTTAAGCATGATAGATTTCTTTTTCTTTTTTTTGACAGCTCCACCTTTTTTCTTAGTAGAAATACCCATAGCTTTGAGAACAGCTTCTTTTTCACCAGGTGCAAACTTAGCAGTGCCAGACATAATTTCTTGAATAAGCTGCATTTTTCTCACAGCTTTATCTGCATCTGCTTTCTTAACTCCCTTGCTACTTCCTCTGTCAAAGCTGCCCATTATCTAATCCCCTTAAAGCTACCACCACGACCTTTTATAACGCCACCCATATTCATTTTTTTTACAGCACCACCAAATCTTTTACCTAAAAAACCATCTATAAGTGCTTTACTGTCTCTTAATGTTTCAGCGGCATCATCAGGATTTGATTCACCAGGTGCGTATATTAGATATGGCGCACCTTCTTCGCCTTTATTGTTATAAATCTTAAAACCACGATATGAAATAGTACCAGGTTCTCCTGCTATTCTTTTGCCTCTAAACTTTGACATTACTTAATTCCCTTGAACATACCACCTCTGCCTGGTATTACACCACCCATTTTCATCTTCATAGGCTTGACTTTACCACCGCCCATCATATCAGCAGGCATGGATTTGGTTGTGTCCATAACTTCGCCACCCATAGCTTTGCCCTGTGGCTTCATTTTACCGATTCCTGCCGTTGCTGCTCCTTTAAGCATTTCTCTTAACTTTTTCAAGTCAGCATCTGAAATTATATTGCCACCCTCATTTGTTTGTTCTCTTCTAGCCATTAATGATCTAATTCTTGCCATATCTGCTTCAGACATTGTGTTACCTGTGGGATCACCGCCAAATTTCATTTTTTTAATTTTGCCACCAAATCTTTTTTTGTCTATTTTCTTTCCCATTTCTTTAGCAATTTTAACTAAATCAGGGTCCATTTCTATTTCTTTAACTTTTGTCATATCAGATACTTTTATATTTTTAACTGCTTTCTTTAAATTTTTATCTAATTGTCCTGGCATTAGTAATACTCCATTTTTCTTCTATATCCTGGTTCAAATTCTTCATCATCAGGTGTGGATATAAAACCACCTTGTCTGAATCTTAGTATAGCCTGTGTCATCGAATCTGCCAAGTCATCATGGTCGCCATGTGGAAAACTTGCACACTCTTCAACAACCTCCTCTGCAAAATTAGCATCTGGTCTCCATACCATACCACTTTCAAACACAGGTGCGCAAGCATTCATCCTTGCAAATTTATCAGCACCCTTACTCGGTGTAAAGGGTGTAACAGGAATACCCATACGTCTAAGCTCCTGTGTTAAAGGCGTACCACTAGCTTTTTGCTCTATCAATATCATATCAGGATCGTAGGCTTCGTTTAATTCTTGAGCTTTTAATTTTAATTCTGGAAAATCCCATCTGCCTTTTTCTGCATCAAGTAAAATAATCGCATCACCCTCACCTTCTACTGGAGTAAATATCCCCCAAGTAGTAATAGCACTAAAGTCAGCACGATCATTTTTACTGAAAGCGGTATCGTATGATTGGATGATATACGAACAGGGAGGTGGTTCACTATTATCCCAAACATTCCACCACTCCCTTTTTATTATAGCTCCTTCTTCTGCCGTTGGGTTCTGCATATACTGTGCATTCCACTTGGCTACTGGAATTGACGCTTTTACGCCATCCAACTCTTCTCGACTCCAATATTCGGGCCATAGTACATTGTCTGTATCTGGAAATATTGCAGGAAACTCCACGACTTCCCATCTATCTGCTCCTCCTTCAGCTTGTTTAGCTATAACTCTCGCTGTTAAATCTTTAATACCCCATCTGGTCATAACAATAATAATCGAACCACCTGGTTGCAATCTTTGTCGAGGACCTGACGTATACCACTCATATATACCATCTAATGCTGTTGGACTCAAAGCATCTTGTTCTGATACTGGGTCATCAATGATACATAAATCAGCACCACGACCAGCTAACGCACCCCCAACTCCAACAGCGTAATATTCTCCGCCACCATTCGTTGACCATCTACCAGCAGCCTTCGCATCACTTGCTAATTTTATATCAGGAAATATATCTCTAAACTCTTCGCTATCAATTAAGTTTTTTACCTTACGACCAAATCCCACAGCGAGTTCTGCTGTGTGTGTCGCTTGTATTATCTTTAGATCAGGTCGTCTTCCCATAAGCCATGAAGGAAATAAGTAACTTGCAAACTCTGATTTTGTATGTCTGGGTGGCATATTAATAATCAAACGCTTGATCTTACCATCAGCTACCTTTTGCAACTTGTCTGCATATATTTTATGATGCTTTCCCTCAATGAAGGTGGGCCATATTTTTTTTACAAACTTTAAATAATTTTCTTGGCTTGTTTTTTGCTCTTCTAAAACTTTAAGACGATCAAGAAGCGGAGTAATCTTAGATATTTCATCATCACTAAGATATTCTGCAAACTGTGATGCTGTTAAAGATTGTTCCATTATGCTGTCGCTAAAAAGTTATCCACTGCACTTATGACTCCACCGTTTTCAAATTTTGTAACTCCACCTTTTTCCATACGTCTAGGAGAAGCTATGCCTGTTATGGATTCTATGAGTTTATTTAAATCTCCTGAGTCAAATCCAACAGGACTATAATCACCAACATTAGCAGTAAAAGGTGAGTCAACAACCACAGATTTAGGCTCTGTTGTTGTCGTTTGTCCACCACCAAAAACATTAGGAGTTTTATCTTCAGGCTCTGGATCTTCTTTAGGTGGTCGTCTAATTAATATAGGATCATCGCTATCATCTCCAGATGGAATTGGAGCATTAGGATCTACCCCTGAAACAACCCTTCCAAATTCATCTTTTATAGCTATGATGCGACCACTTTCGTTTCTGACTAATTGACTTTCTGGTATTTTGCGCCCAGTTCTTTTTGTGTATTCTTCCATAGTTGTTGCAGGATCAGCATCAAATCCAAGTAATGTTTCACCTAATGTCATTGGTCTACCTAATGCTACCTGTGTTGCCATGTTCTCTCTTGATTTTCTTTCTATAAAATCACCAATTGTAGTGCCTATACCTGGCACTCCTAATCCTTCAAAGAACGTAGGATCTGAGCCTCTGCCTGGTTTTGTCTGACCAACATCTTCTCCATATAATCTTTCAATGTCTGCCATACGTTTTGCATCAAATGCTTTGCCTACATTCTCTTCAAAATCTTCTGGCACAGTTGGCAAGGTTGGAAAATCAGATGCTCTGCCAGTAGTTGCTCTGTCTATGTCATCCATATCTCTTACACTTGCATCTCTTTCAGCTAATTGCTTTTGTCTTGCATCAACAAGATCTAATGCGGGAGCAAAATCATCTCCAACAAAATTTCTTGTATCTCTTGTGTCAATATCAAATACTTGATCTGGAAGTCTATCTCTTCTTCCTGCTAAATTTTCTAATGCAGTGTCAGGCACTCTACTACCTAAATCAGCTCTAATCTCATTTATACTTCTGTTATTTCTGGCTATTCTAGCGGCTGTGTTTTCAGGACTTATATTTTGTGTAACAGTGGCTGGGTTTAGAAAATCAGACACTGCTGTACCAGGCATTCTACTTGCGTTTAAAAAATCATTAGCTAATGCTTCACCAAGCCTTGAACCTCTTGCAGATGCTTCTAATACTCTAGGATTAAATTCATCATCATCAATTTGACGAAGCTCTCTTAGTTCATCCTGCTCTTTTGGTGTTGTTCCTCTTGTGGTATATTGAAAATTTAATCCTGAATCTGGTGAAACTATTCTATCACCCTGTCTTAAAGCACCTGGCACACCAACATTCTCTTCAAAATCTGCTGGAGGAGGTGATAATGTTGTTTGTGTCTGCCCTACATTTGTTCCAGCAGATGTAATAGGAGTGTTAAATACTTCTCCAAGTCCAGTGGCTGCCGTAACTTGATTACCAAGAGCATCAATGCCTTTTTGACCTAATTCTTGTCTCGTTACAGCCTTTGTAATATTGTCTCTGGTGGTAGGATTAGATAAATCAAAATTATCTCCTACAGCATTTCTTACAGCAGTTATGTAACCTTGTTTATTCTCTAATGGGTTTTCTCTTTTATCAGTGCCTAAATAAGTTTCCACAAATTTTTCAGGAGTGTTTATTGATCTATCACCATAGAGAGACAGTTGTCTGTCTAAAGCCTGTTGTCCTGCTTCTAACGTATTGAAAAGGGCAGGTCCTGTTGTAATATCACCAGTTATAGGATCAACGCTTTTAATAGTTTCTGTTGTTAAGTCTTCCCGTGCTTGTTTTAAATTGCCAGGATTGTTTGTGAAAGGTGAATATAAATCTGATCTGCCACCTATAATAGCTCCTATTAAATCATCCTCAACAAAACCAGTTGGTCGATCATCAACTCCACCTGCACCTGGTATGACTGTTTGAGCAACAGTCGGCAATTTTGCCTCTTGAACAAACTGTTGAGGATCTCTCATTTTCTGAACATCTCTTGCACTCTCAATTAAACCTGCTGTGTTAAAACCTAAACCAAACGGATCGTCTAATGCTAAACCAAGACCAAAGTCTAATTGTGTAGGCGTTACTCCAGTTACATCTCTGGTAGTAATTTGAGCAGGTGCTATAGCTCCTGCAATATTCCGAGACGCACCTAAATCACCCATAACAGGTAAAGATCGACCTGATAGCCTGTTTGCTTCTACTAACTCCGCATCTCTTTGAGCTTGAGCTTGAGCTTGAACACCCTGAGTTGTTTGTGCAAAATTTTCATCCGACATAAATCCTCGTGGATCAAGACCTCTTGATTGTAACTGATTAGCAGTAAATTGTGGATCATATCTTAAATTAGACCCAGCTCCTACATTTACAATATTTGTTACGGGTCGTGTGTCAACAACTTCTGGAGAGCTATCGTCATCACCATAACCAGTAAATACACCACTATCATCAGTTTGATAATCACCAGCTCTGCTTTCATCTTCTTCTTCGGTAAAGCCGTCATCAAAATTATTGTCATCGTTGTTAGATCCAGAATCATAGCTGTCAACTTGTGATCCTATGTCAGCATCTGAAAATCCACCACCCGACATGGCAGAACCACCATAAAAGAAGTTTTGCACAGGTGTTCCCATAACACCACCCATCGTAGGTGGTTGCATAGGTGGCTGCATCATCGGATTCATCTGTGGCTGATTCATACCCATCATGCCCATAGAAGGTGGTTGATTGAATATGTCAATGTTCGCCATTGGATTTGCCATTGGCATCATAGGGGATGACCCCATTGGAGGAATCGGGGTCATAGCCGTTGTATTTGGCATGGACTTCAAAAAATTGTTAAAATTACCCCTGCTTTGGGCTGTTGTCTCAAAACTTACCTGTGGCGGTTGTGGTGGTACAGGTGGTGTACCCATATTGCCGCCTAGAGGTCCATTCGCCATGAAAATCTCCACAAAAAACTAGTTCATGTGGAGATAGTATACGATTAATTTATTTTTGACAACAGAAAGCCCATTTCTTTATGGCTTTGTGCTAAAATTTTAGAAACTATCTGAGAATTTTCAGAAATGTCGTCTTTCATCTTCTTCATAAGAGCCTCAATTCTGTCAATATCCCATTTCGTTAATGGTTCTTCATGTTTTTTTACGTCATTGTGCAATTCATCCATTTTATCCAAGTTTTTACACAAATATTTCGCTGATAAAACTACAGATATAGGAACTTGCTTCGTTCCATGCTCATAATGATTCCACATTCTATGACTCAATCCTAATTTTTTCGCCATGTTTACCTGGCTTATCCCTAATTGAGTTCGATAATTCAACATTTCTTTGTTTTTTACCTTCGCATAGCTGTTTTCGTTACGTTTCATTGGCTTGTTTCCTTCAATATTTTATATTTTAATAAATCTTCCGTAAATTCAGCAACAGTTCCAAACCTTATAGGCTTGTAAACACTGTCACAGACGTTAGATGCACATGTAGATAGTAAATCATCTACGTTATCTTTGTCATATCTCATTATCTTGCGAAAAACATCAATGACATCCTTCGGATCATTGGATTCAAAATCTCTGAATCCAGCGTACTCCAGTACATATCTAGGCATATTGCCCTCCTTTGACACAATATGTA